GATACTTAAAGAGTGCTTCTTGTAAATACCTTTTTCGATGCCACTCAGGAGAATAAGGATTATAATCCATGATGTAAGTCCATTGTGATAAAGCTATTTAGCATTAAAAAAGAGGGGGTATTTCCCCCTCTTATCTATACGTTTAGGTTTAAGTGATTAAAATATCCTTACAAATGCGTTTGCAGTCACTCGCGTGTTTTCCGATATCACAATCTATCAAACACTCGTAGTATTCATCCAATAGCTGATTTTCCCTCTGGATATATTTTTCTACGGGATGGCTCCAAGCGGATAGTTGATTGCGAGATTCTATGTTGTGATGCATAAGCGTCTCCATTCTTGAACGTCATAACAAAATGGAATTTGGTTACATCTTGTTCTATCCCAATTCTACAACTATTTAGTTAGGGGATCAAGATATTTGTCTCGTTTGCTACAAAAATTTATGCCTACGAGTTTATACCTAGGCATTAAAAAAGACCCCTCTCAGAGCCTTTTATAATATAAAGAGGGTGGTTGGATTCCTGTATACCAACAATAGAGGGGCATTTCTACAGTTTAGAATTACCTCTATGCCTGAGACCCGATTGGTCATCGGTTCTACTCTTACGAGCAGCAGCACCACCTGTGTCTCATCACCTTAACCAGCTATATGCCAGTAAGTTTATTCAGTCACACCCGACGTAAGCGTCCTTACAAAAATATTATAACATAAAAAAAGAGGGTGTCAAGCACCCTCTGAAAATTAATTGTAATATCCGAATTACATAAGGTTAGCAACTTGAACTCTTCTGTAGTACTTATTGCTGTTAGCAGTAAGTGCACCAGAACCTTGTGTAAGACCCTGAGAGAATGGGTTAGAAACCATACCGTAACGAGTCTTGAAGCCAATCTTGGGCTGGAAGGTGTTAGGGTTGATTGCTCTAACTTGCTGTAAGGGCACATAAGGGCAATAGAAGAGACCTGCATCGTAAGGAGAAGTTCCTTTGTAACCAGCAACATAGTAGTGCTTGTCACTTACGTTAGCAGAGTATGGGTCAACATAAACCTTGATTCTTCCGTTAAGAGTTCCAACAAGTGTAGAACTGTTATCGTCAGGAACAAGACCGTTGTTACCTTGAAGAGCAGGAGCGTAGTCAAGAACGCCAGCCATTCCAAGAGCAGACACGACATCAGCAGAAGCGATGAGGATGTTGCCCTTCCCTCTTCTTGTCTGATGACCGATAGCGTTTGCATCTCTTTCGATCTGGAACAGAAGTCCTTTGAACTTCTCAACAGACCATCTACCGTTGGAGTCAACGTCAAGGTCAAAGATACCAGCGTTAGCAGTATTGTTTTGAGCACCAGCAACAGCGTTAGTGTAGATAGTTCTAACAACTTCTCTGTTGATTTCAGCAAGGATCTCTGTAGAGAGAATGTTGCTTAACTCTTGCTCGGCATCAAGACCATGAATTGCTTTCAAGTCCTGAGCAAGCTCAATACTGTACTCTGCCTTTAACGCACGAGCTTTAGCAGTAACAGTAACTTTCTCGATGGAGAAACCCATTTCTCTGAAAGCAGTGGCAGCAGAGCTGTCATCGATTGCTTCAAGAGCAGCAGTGTTCATTCCTTGAGCGTCACCTGTCAACTCATATGTTCCTGCAGGGGAATCATTAAGAAGACCTGGGTTAGCACCTTCAGCGTCGTTAACAGCAGAACTAGATGCAGTTGGATCGTAGTCAGCAAGACGGTTACCATCAGCACCAGAGAAACCTGCGTTAGGCTCATTGAAGAATGCTTCTCTGTAATCGCCACTGGAAGGATCTCTCTCAGTACCGTATTGTGTTCTCATTGCAAAGATAAGTCCAGTAGGACCAGTCATTGGCTGAACGCCAGCGATATCATATGCAATCAGTTGAGGCATTGAACGTCTGATAAGACTGATCAATACAGGGTCGAAACCTGCAACAGGACCTGTTGCTGTAGCACCACCACCGAAACCGCCTGTACCAGCAGTCTGGAGAGTTTCAGTAAGGATAGCACCTTCTTCGACTAATGCTTTTTCTTGGTTTTCTAAGAGTTGTGCGACAACGCCACGCTTATGGGAATCTTCGATTTCTGGAAGGGAATCGTGATTCAGAACGGGTGCCCACTTCTCTTGGAGATTTTTAATCGTCATTTTTCTCTAAGTTAAAGTAGTTTTTACTAATAAATTATTTGGACCAGCGAGCTAATGCATCAACGTATTTCGACATTGTTGTGCTCGTTGTGGATTCGACAAGGGGTTCCGATGCTTCTTCAGTGGGTTCAGTAGCAGATTCTGCGACCTCAGCCTTTCTAGTGAAGTAGGATTCCTTAATCGTTTCGACTTTCTTACGAAAATCTTCTTCAGTTTCAAACTCAACACCCTCTGCTAAAGATGCAAGCTTCTCCTTTTGGGTTTCAGCAAGACCTGTAGCACACTCGTTCACAATTTCCATTTTAACAAACTCGCCAATACGCTTGTTTAAAGCAACGTTAGCGTCGATTTGTTCGTTGAGCTTTGCTTCCATATCATCAATTTCACCTGCCATTCCATCAAGCAGGTTGTACTTCTCTTCGGGCACTGTAAAGTTGTGCTCTAAGAAAAGATCTTTTAGACCGTTGAAGAAAGATTCTGCCATCTCATTTCTGATTCCGTGCTCAATCTGGAGGGAGTTTTCCTTCATCCAAGATTCAGCAGCATAAGATAGATAGTCATCAACCTTCTCGGCCAATTCTGTTTGGATCTTTTCGACTTCTTCAGTCAAGGTAGATTCAAATGCCTCTTGCAACGCTTTAACTTCGTCGTTAACTCTAGATGTAACGGCTGCCTCAAAGATAGTCGCGGCTTTTACTCGGAACTCTTCTGAGAGTTCTTCACCAGCGACAAGAGCGTCAACATCTTCAGCAAAGTCGTACTTGGTTTCAGCGATTGTTTCTTCTTCGCCATCTTCGGTTTCCTCCATTTTAGCGGATGCACCAGACCCTTTGGTCTTGATGGATTTATCGCCTTCGTACTTCACTGCACCTGCAGCAGAAGCGCCTGCGTTCTTGGTGCCTTTAGCACCTTCAGCAGAAGCACCTACAGGTCCTTCCACGTCAACCACCTTCTTAACTCCACCTGCTTTAGATGTGTCAATAGGATCACCAGGTTTAGCGTTCTTGGTGACAGGGTTAGAGCCTTCGGTCACTTCTTCCATGTTATCTAACTCTTTATCGAGGGTCTCAGCCATTTGTTTAAACTCCGTTTAGCTTTGCGTTGTCTGTATTTATTTATAAATCACAAACTCTTCAAAAACCTCTCAAACGCGGAAATCTTGCGTTCTTGAAGGTTAATTAGTGTTGCTTGATCGATTTCTTGTTTAATTTCTGCTACTGCAGACTCTTTTAGGACTCCATTATCCCAAACCCACTCTTTACCTTCCATGATTCCATCAACAAAAGCATCAGGTGCGGAAGGATCAGCGACGATATCAGCAGCAGTTGCTAACATGAAGTCGTCCATAACGACATTACAGTTCTCTTCTTTACGAATTGAACCCATACCTCTAGATGATACACCGAGTCTTACCCCTTCATCTAAAAGGTTTTTCGCAATTCCACCCATAGGTGTGTCAAGTAACTTTGCTTTACCAACAAAGTTGTTTCCATCTTCCTTGAGTGACATAATTTTATGAGAAACGCGGTCAAGATTGATGGAAGGACCATCAGGATGACCTAATTCTCCAAGGGCACGCCCCTTTTGAATGTAGTTCTCATCGTATTTAGCAACTTCTTTCTGCAAAGTTTTAAGAGGATACATTCTATTGTTACGGTTTTTTAGTTCCGCTTGTAAGAAAATACCTTCAATGAAGTAATTTTTCTTGCCTTCTTTCTCTTCACAGAGAAAATCGACGGTTGTAATTTCTTCAGCTATCAGTCTCATCTGTTTGTTCCTCTTCGGGTTGTTGTTCTGCAGTAGGTTGCTCTACTTCATCAGTAGGAGGATCTTCTGGTTTACGACCATCAACTTCAACAGTCTCAGGTTCTTCGGTACCGTCTGGTAAGTTGTCTGCTAATTCATCAGCAGCATCTTGTGCGGTATCATCCAGTTCAAACCCCATAGATTTTGCAAACTCAATTTTTCTCGCTTGCACTGCATCATATGCTGTTGCACTTAATGCATCATTAACGGAGTCGATCGCTTTCGCTTTGTCGTCTCCAAAGATTTGTTGAACAATTTGTTTTGCAATTTCGCTTGGCATAATAATTTCCTCACATTGTTATTTATTATTTAGAATTCTCCCCGCTTCGCATCAGCAGGTTCTACCTGTGGTGCTTCTTGTGCGGAAAGATCATCTGCTTCTGGGGCATTGCCAGAATCCATAGAGGGATCCATTTCTGCTGAAGGATCAACAATAAGACCTGCCTCTCGTTCAGAATCCATTTGTTTGTCAATTTCCTTAATCTCCGATTCACTTTGTTTTAGAACTTGACGACGCATATAATCAATAGAGAAATACTTGCCGACATAAGGATCCATTGCATTAACTTGATTCATTCTTTCATTACGGATTTCAATTTCCTTCAGTTCAGTGAAGTAGTTGTCCGCAATGAAGTCGAATTGGATATGCTCCTTCATTTCTTCCCACTCTTCAATAGAGCAAATACCCTTAAGAATGAGTTGCGTTTTTAGGAGATCCATGAACAGTTCGGAGAATCTCTTTCTTAAACGTGCAATAAATTTTTGAAACTTTACTTCATCTCTAGTTATTTCTGCAGCACGACCGATGTTAAACGTTGTTTCAGTTTCTAATCTAGAGGAAGGAACGTTAAGTGCTTTATAGAGTTTCTTTTGGAAATATTTTACGTCTTCCAATTCTCCGAGGTTTTGTCCACCAGGTAAAGTAGAGATTTCTGTACCTCTTCCACCCTCACGTCTAGGAAGCCAGAAGTCTTCCAACATGGACATGAACTTTTTATCGTCCTTGATTTCTCCAGTATTCGCATCATATACTAACTTATTACGATACCTACCCATAACTTCACGGAGATATTGTTCCGCTTTGTTTTTAGGTAAGTTACCAACATCAATATAAAAGATACGACGTTCTGGTGCTCTTGATAATCTATAGATCACCAAAGAGTCTTCAATCATACGCAGTTGATTAACTGCCTTGATTGCTTTATGTAAATGACTTAAAGTCATATTCTTATTGAGATCCTGTATACCAGAATGACAATAAGTAACCGAATCAGCAGCGATTTTAATACCTTGATTGGTAGAATTTTTTAATCCTTTCGGGTTATATAAGAAATACTCTGCACTCTTTTGAGTAAGTTGAGTATTAAGATCAAGTCCACGAAGTTGTTCGGGACGTTTTTGATCATACTCAGTAACCTTACGAATCTTGCGAGGATCGATGTAACGAAGTTCTGCAAGACCAGAACGAGGATTATCTGGATCAATCACCTTATGATAAAATAATCTTCCATCGACATACCACCGACGAAAGATCTCATAAGATCGATTATCAAAATCAAGCAGACGTAGAACTTCATTAAATTCTTCTCTGATTAATTTTTTAATCTTTTCTGATTGTTTTAGATTTGATAATTCTACTTCAACAGGAACATCATCAAAGTTACCACAGATAGTTTCATTAACGATATCGTCAACTGCACTATCACATTCTGGTTGAAGAACCATCTCTCTGTAACGAGTGATTAGTTCAAAATCATTTCTGACTGTTCCATCAAAGTCCACGGAATATCCATAGTACCCGCCACCTACAATAGGTTGCGAGCCATCCATATTATCTTTCTGAACAAAAGAAGGTCCCTTAGGAACCTTCTTTGCTCTCTCAAGTGAAAAACCGAAGAGCTGATTTGACATTATAATTTAAGGTAATGTTTTGGTCCTGATCTATTTATATCAGTTGCCAGAATTCGCTAAAGGAGTCCAGTACTGAACTTGCATCTCAACAGTGAATTCTTCAATAGCATCGTTGTTACCATAATCAAGATCAATAGCAGCGATTGCACTTGGGAAGATGTTGTAGAACTTATAAGACTTAAGGATATTTGGTTTATCCCCATTCTTAACATCTCTTGCTAATTGATGAACCTTCATATCAGCAAAGTAACCAGTTGCATCATCAGCATCACCAAGACCCGCAGCAGATGTGAAGTTCTCGTTGTATGCTTGGATACTTGATGCCCAAAGTTCAAATGCAGTTCTGAGGACGAATTTACTGTCGTTCATAACAGTGATTGTCCAAGGTTCAAATGTTCTGTCACCTGCAATTTTTAGTGTCCGACCTCTGAAAGGAACCTCAATAACACCAATCTGGGAAGAAGGAAGGTTTGCTGCACGAACAGTAAACTTACCAAGATTTACCAAATCTGAATTGTTAATAATTCCAGAAGGAAACGCTAAGTCAACTTGGAATAGGTTAGGTCTCGCAAAATCCGAGGCTACATTAGCCTTAAAATCATCAATCGTTCCTCTTTTTGCCATCGTTTTTTAAAAGTAGTGTTCCATTGCTATTATTTAGAATAATCAATATTTTCAAGCATAAAAAAACCTCCGCAACGCGGAGGTCTTTGGGTTGTTCCGATTGTAGAGACCGCACGAAAAGGTCTCAATCGTATTTATTAGTTTGCGACTTCGCTGAAAGATACACCAGATCTTGTTGCCACAAAGGTTAATGTGATGTAGTTAATTGTGCGTGTTGGTTTCACAAAAATTTCTGCGAAGAACTCTCCACGATCAACTGCCTCAGGTGGGTTGTTAGATGCATCACACTTAACTAAGAAGTCAGTAACACCACGACGACCTTGAACATCTCTCATGTATGGTTCAACAATGTTGAGGAAGAGAGATCTTTGTGCATCATCGTTTTGCTCAAAGAGTTGTGACTTAGCAGCACCAGAGATAACTCTTTCGATTGTAAGGAACAAGCGACGAACGTTAATTCTGTCAAATGCACTTGCAAATCCAAGAGCAGTCTTATCACCGAACAGTACCACACCTTGACCAGGGAAGGAAACAACAGGGTTAATTCTGTTTGCGTATAGACGATCTCTTTGTGTCTTAGTAGGAGTAAATGCGAGTTTAATTGCATTTCTCAAGATACCACGTTGGAAACCTGCAGGTGAGAACCAAGGCTCTGAAGTTTCAGATGTCTGTAAGCAGAGACCAGCAATGTCACCGTTACAAGGGATGTAACGATAAACATCGTTATATTTGTCGTAGATATACTTGTATCCAGAATCAAATACCATGTAAGAAGAACTTGGTAATTGCTCGAAGAAGTTAACAATATTATCTGTTGCAACAGCAGTGTTAGAAACACCAATTACGTTTGCACGACGAGGTGAAACAAATACCATGCAATCTCTACGCTCTTCAGCGATATTAACCAGAGAGGTTACCTTAGCGATTGCAGCAGCATCATCAGCACCAGCAGGTCCAGTAAGGATGAAGTCAAGAGTTTGTGACTCAGGATCTTGTGCTAACTCATATGCAGTAGCAAGAGAAGTGTTAGTAACAGTATAGTCACCACCAGATGTTGAATAGTCAACACCACCAGTTAAACGATAATAGAATGTAGCGTTGTTCTGAGAAGCAACAGTTGTTCTACCTTCGGGATAAGAAGTAGAACCAGTAGATGAACGAAGTAAGTTAAACTGTCTAGCAGCAGCTGTTAAACCCCAGTTACCATCAGCAGCAGTAGAAGTAGCACTGAATAAACCAGTCTCGTGCTTACCCCAATAGATGTAATTAGACTTTTGCTTAAGAACTTCTTTATAGTAGTTGGTCTCACCAACAGAAGTTTTAGCGTCAGATGCTTTAGATAAACCAGTGAAACGCTCAAGAACAGCACCAGTTGTACCAGTGATACCACCATCAACGTCAACAACTAAGACGTGAAGTTCATCTCTGAATCCACCAGCGTTGCTTGCGAATAAAGAAGTTTCTGGACGAGGAGCAACATTGATCCACTTAGCACCAGGAAGATACTCACGCTCTGCATACTCAGCTCTTACAGAAGTGATTGCGGAAGCGTTAGAGTTTGTATCAGTAACACTATCAGCAGCAGCGAAGTCGATGCTAGACTTATTCTTAGCGATGTATAAACGACGCTCAATACCAGATGTTGCAATAACACAAGTGTTAGAACCTTGAGTTACAGTCTGACCATCAGCAATGATACCAGTAACACCAGCACCAGGAAGACCAATCTCAAGTTTCTTATTAGCAGGATCCCAAGCAAGAACATTAACTGTTTCGTTAGAACCACCAATACCAACTGTAGTAGAAGTACCAGGTGTAAAGTCACCAACCACTGTCTCGACAGTTAATACGATGCTATATCTGAATACTTTACCAGCAGCACCAGAAGTAGCGGAGAGTGCTTCATCTGCAACAAAGTTTGGTTCGTTACCAGAACCAGGAGCGGGAATAACAGCGATCTGATCTGCACCAGAGTCTGTGACAAAAATGCCGATGGAGTTGCCTTTTGAACCTGCGGTTCTAGAGCCATAGAACCATGTGTTTGTAGCACCTTCGTATGTCTGTTCGTAGTTATCTAAATTCTTGATTTTAACTGCGGTTCCGTTACTAACTCCGTTCTTAAGAACTGTAGAGTCAGTACGCACTGTTTTAAGCACACCACCGTATGCAAGAAACTGAGCAGCAGTATACCAATACTCGTAGTTATTGTCGTTTGGTTTTCCAAACTGATCCACCAATTCTCTTTCAGACCCGATCTCTACGATCTGCTCTACAGGTCCTAATTCAAATGGTGCTGCCATCAGACCCACATTTGTGGTTGATGAAGTAGTGATAGTTGTCAGATCTCTCTCTTGTACAACTACACCTGGCGATAATTGATTGGCTGCCATGTTTAATCTTCTCCTAAAGTCGGCTCAGCGTTTGTCTAGGATTATTTATATTTTTGAAACCTTACTGAAACTCCCACATGTAAGACTTATCTCCATATTCCGCGACTTTCCACATATCTCCCTGTGCATCTGCGAAATATTCATCTTCAAGTCCGTCATCTACAAATCCAAACGGAGACATATCCTGTTCGATTGCTTCTCTTTGATCATCATATATCCTCTGTCTTACATCATTATCATGCATTTCTTTGAAGTATTGTTGCATAGCCATCCAAGCAAAGATGACAAGACACATGGCAAGATCATCATTACATCCATCTTCTGCTGCAAATGATTGACCTTTTTGAATAAAAGTAGTTAGTTCCGCAATGGTATCATAGTCTGGAATAACAAGTTTATCTTCTTCAATGAGTGCTTTAAGATTAGAACATCCTACTTGTTTAACAGCTGTTGACATTTTAACACCTAGTTGTGTCTTCTTACCAGAGAAACCTTGACCTAATTGTTGACCTGCTCTACCACGCATAGCAACCATTAATAGGTTCTCGTACTCTAAATCAAACTGAATAATATCCGCAACCTGACCACCAATGTCATTTACCTCACATATTACATAAGCGTTATTATAATTCTTTGCAACTTCAATAATTACATTTGGAAATACAATAGGTTTAATTTCATTGTTCTTATATCTAGCAACCATTTTATATGGTAAAGTTGTGGTATCAAATACCACGAATGCGGAATAATCATTTCCAATACCCCGTGCCACATCAACACTGATGATATAATTATGATTAGGTTGGACTTGTTCAAATACTGCTAAACCTTTCCTCTGCATGATAGGTTCATCATATGGCATTACTCTTAATTTACTAGGAGAGATTAGTGTATCAACAGATCCTAAGAACTCACATTCAAACTCAACTCTAAATTGTTGTTCTGATGTGTTCTTAATAGTTTGTTCTTTCCATACCTCATCTCTACCTGGTACTTCAGACCAGTGCACTTCTGTAGGCACATATTCATTTGTTCCACGCTCTGCATCATGCCAGAGTTTGTAGAACATATTCATCCCGTGAGGGGTAGAAATGATAATAACCTTTGTGGATTTACCAGAAGAAATAGTAGGATAAACAGAACTGAAAAACTGGTCAGCAATGTGATTCGGAATGAACGCGAATTCGTCCAGAAATATGACGTTAAAAGACATACCCCTGACAGCAGAAGCGGAAGTAGAAGCAGCCATGATTTTACTGCCGTTTTCAAGTTCCAGAGAACCTCTGTTCCATTGGAGGATTCCTTGTTGAAGATATTTTGGAAGATTTTCATATGATAATTGTAATCTTTGCAACATCTCTCTTGCAGTTGCTGCTTTGTTTGCCAAGATTGCTACGTTGACATTATCATTAAAAAGAACATACCACAGAAGATATGAAGTTACAATCGTAGACTTACCAGACTGACGAGGTAACTTGGCAATATTAAATCTATGATCATGAAACTTAGATACCATTTCCTCTTGGAAATGATACATGTCAAAAGGAATCAAACCTTTATCAAGAGATACAATCTGAATATAATTCTTGATAAAATAAACTGGATCCTCAGAGCACTTGATTACCTCTGCGATTTGTTTCTTTGAAAATTTCTGAGAAACATTCGCTTTCTTTAAATTAGGATTACCTAAGTATTGCTCAGTGCTTGCCATTTTGGTTTGTCAAATAAAACGTCATTGATGTAGTCTTCAGCCCATTCGGGATCAAACCATTGACTGAGAACTGCTTTGGTCTTTTTGTTTTTTCTTTGAGACGTGCAGTACCAGCATTGATCATCAATCCTCTTCATAGTATTTATCCACTGCATGTCAAAGACTGCATTGTCTACTATGCCCCTATAAAGATTTAGACTCTCTTTAATTAATTGCAAGTACTTATGTTTTTCTTCATTCGTCTTGATACGAATGAACTTACATCCTTGTGAAAATATATCATCACCCCATAAAGGTAATGGTCGGTTTTCTGTAAATTGATACTTATATGATACGTCTTTAAAAATTTCTAATAATCTATCCGTTCCAAATACAGGTGACAGATCTACGATTGCAGCAGTAACTACAGTTGGTGTTTCTACTATGTCAGCACCGAAGATAGGTATAGGATAGTCTGGATTAGGATATAAGACACAATGCATAACATCAATATTATCTGTATATCCAGTTTCGAGATGCATCTTTCTGAGTTTCTTACTCTGATGCATCTCATTCATAATGAATACCTTATCGTTTTCAACAATAGGGAACTTATTTTCCAGAGGTTTTACGTCTGGAAAACTTTTCAATTCTTTTCTAATATAATTAGAAACTTCATTAGTCAAACTTGTCACTTGGATTCATCAATCCTTAATTAAAAAGTATTTTTTAATCACAGTTATTTGATCTTCATACTTAGCAATCATATTTAATTCTTCTTCGATTGCTTCCATGATATTAGAATGTTCACCAATACCAACAGGGTTGGCAAGGTATACTTCTACGTTCATTTTGTGTTTTTGAATATCTCCTTGGGCATGACTAAGTAGTGCCTTGACGATATCGTTCCTCATAATAGAATTGCTCCGATAATGAACCCTTTAGCAAATGCAATACATTTGATTTGATAATCAGTTAGATTAAATTTCTTTTGAAATTTATCAATTAGTTTCTTATCCCATTCGACAACTTTGTCGAATCCTTTTTTAATTTTACACGGAATCGTGTGTTTGTGTTCTCCTTGTCCGCAAGACATGTTTAACCCTCCATTAGTGTACCGCGTGACCTTCTGAGCTGTCTAAGCTCTTCAAAGTCTTTTTGTTTTGTGCCTCCGTCATATGGCCAAGCATAACCTTCGCCAATCATTTGCTCATTAAGGGACACATTCTCGTCCCCGACGTAAAGCCAACCGAGTAGGCGACCATACTTACCGACACCACCAACAAGTTCAGTCCTAATAAACAACTGATCATCACCAGCGATAGTTGACTCCAGTTTGTCCTTGAGCCAGTTTGTTGCGTCGATTCCAAGTGCCTTCTCCTCTAAATCACGAGTCCTTTTTTCTGGAGTATCAACACCAGCTACACGTACTCGTTCTTTTTTATATAGATCAAAACCTAGATCGATTGTTACATCAATCGTATCTCCATCAAGGACTCGGTTGATCTCGGTCACTCGGAAGTTGTAACAACTCTTTCGACTCGGTGGAACCATTGCTCCCATTAGACTCTCTTGTATCTATTCTTAGTATATAGACGATGACCCAAACCACTGCAATAAGAAGTATTGCAAGCATGATATTAACAGACCAAACAGGAGCGTTTAGATCTTCATGAGCTTTAAGTATACTACCTATGCTGGATAATCCCATTTTGTTATGAAGTCGGTTTTATGTTGAGGACCCCATCCACCCGTGTAGATATATGGAGTAGTCCTGATAGGACATGAATCTCCACTACAAATTAGGTCATCTACAATTCTCCAAGATTCAAGAACTTCTTCTGAATGAACAAAGTGTGATTGATCTGCATGAAGAGCATCATATAGAAGTTTTTCATATCCATCCACACCTAACCAATCAGGGTAGCGGTGAGAAAGTGTGGCAAGTTCAACTTCCTCACTCATACCAGGTGACTTTACATCAATCTGAATATCAAGGTGAGCCTCAGGTTGTAAACGCATAACGATACGTCCTGGTGTCTCACCCTCAAACAATCCAACAGGAGGTGCTTTGAGTTTAACAACAACCTCTACACACTGATATGGCATTTTCTTGCCACTCATGAAGTAAAAAGGAACTCCTTGCCAACGCCAGTTATCGACATATAAGTCACCAGCAACAAAGGTAGGAGTGCTGCTGTTAGGATTAACACCCTCTTCAGAACGGTAAGATTCATACTGACCAAAAATCGTCTTATGCCCCAGTCTAGTCGCTGCGAGCACTTTTGTCTTCTCACGTCTGATTTCCCTAGCATCCATTCTGCACGGTGCTTCCATTGTAATCAAGGACAATACTTGGAGCATATGATTTTGTAGCATATCTCTAACTACACCAGCATCCTCATAGTATTGAGAGCGACCTTCACAACCGATAGTTTCAGTTGCAAAGATTTGAACCTCTTCTACGTACTCCCGATTCCAAAGTGGTTCCAAAAGAATATTGCCAAACCTTGTAGCAAGAATATTGTTAACAGTATCTTTACCAAGATAATGGTCGATGCGATATACTTGTTTTTCGCGTAGATGTCGCTCCACCACAGACTGTAGATGATGAGCAGATTCAATATCGTGCCCAAAGGGTTTTTCGATAACCACCCTAGAGTGATCTGGGTCGTCGAGGAATCCTGCTTCTTTGAGATTGATGATAGCATTCTCATAGCGTTCTGGCGGTACGGATAGGAAATATGTTGTGTCTGCACTCTCATCATGCAGTTGCATCAAACTTTCTTGACAGTCAAGATCGCAAGAAACAAAATCTAACCAATGACAGAACTCCTCTGGATATTCTCCAAGATGTTCTTTCCATTGATCTCTAGTGTATTCTCTTCTTGATGCACCAACGATCAAAATATTATGTGGAAGAAGTTTCTTCTGCCACAACTGATATAATGCAGGTATAAGTTTTCTTTTACATAGATCTCCAGTAGCACCAAAGATAACAATGCGTCTAGTGAGCAGTTCCGTTTCCGTCATAGTAATCTGATTCATAGTAGACATTTTCACCTTTTCGTAACCCGAAATATAGGGTGGATACCACAAAGGGTACCGCGATCCATTTAAGTATTTCACCTAACATTGTGACCACCAAACATATATCTCATACCATTAAGAACTCTATTTCCAAACTCTCCCAATCTCCTTGAGTTGAATCTCTCAAATAGTGCAGCAGAGATGACAGGTGTAGGAACACCAAGATCTACAGCAGCATGTAGAGTCCAACGACCCTCACCACTATCTGATACTCCACCATCAAACTTGCTAAGGTCATTATCTTCTCGAAATACACTAGCAGTGAGATCGAGCAACCAACTACCAACAACGCTACCCCTACGCCAAAGTTCAGCTACTTCAGCACAGTCAATATCGTATTCATAGTCTTTTGGATTCTCCATCGGAGCCACCTCAGCATCCCCTTCCTTAGTATATTGGGAACCAAGATTGCCATTATGCAAGATGTTAAACCCCTCGGCATACGCTTGCATGATTCCATATTCAACTCCGTTATGAACCATTTTTACAAAATGACCTGCACCAGGTCCGCCACAATGTAACCATCCATGTTCTGCAGATGATGTATTGCTGAATGAATCTGTTCTTTCGGCAGACTCAATACCTGGTGCGAGTGCTCTGAAAATGGGGGCACAGACAGATACTGCTGTATCTGAACCACCAACCATAAGACAGTATCCACGCTCCAGACCAAAAACTCCACCGCTAGTACCGCAATCAATATATTGGATACCAAGTTTAGATAACTTTTCTGCTCTCCTGCGAGAATCTTTAAAGTTGCTATTGCCATGATCAATAACAATATCCCCGTCGCTAAGTAATGGTAGTAACTCATTAAGTGTGTCTTCTACTAATTCTGCAGGTATAACAAGTTGAAAGATGCCAGGACCTGTTTGTTTTACAGTAGAACAAAGAGTTTGAATATCAATGGTTACTCCACTGACATAACCTTTTTCATATGCTTCCTGTGCTTTGTCATAGTTACGTCTGTAACCCCAAACTTCAATGCCTTGTTTCATCATACGACGAGACATACCCTCGCCCATACGACCGAGACCAATCATTCCGACTTTCATTTTAATCCTCTTTCAAACAGTATTCTGCAGCGTGTGGATTCGTAAATCCTGGTAAATCTTCATATGCCTGTTTTATAGCAGCACGGGCATCCTCTGCGTATTCACAAATTTCATATTGAACGTTTTGGTTATCGTGATAACCAACCGTATAATGGGACATGATCGTTTCAACTCCATTTACGAGATTATTTATTTTGGGGAATGATCTCTCATTCCATCATGGTTACCATCTCCTGGCAATTTACCGTAAGCAATATATTCGATTGCTTGCATAGAACCTTCGAGTCTAGTTAAATCTCTTTCTAACTTTACATACTCATCGTATGCTGCTTGAAGTTCTTGTTTTCTCTGAGATAACTGAATTGTACGTTTAGTAAAGCGTTGAATTAGTTGCTCAGAAGATTCTGTAGACTTTAGTTTCATTCTTTTAAATCAGGTAATTTTTTTTCTACCCAATGTTCAGTGTTGTCAATACCTGCTGCTTGAACATACCTCATAATATGGTCATCAATTTGATGATAGATTGGATGTAAATCCAAATCCATATTAATATCATGTGCTATCTGTGCAACTTGTGCTTCAGTTAAGCAATGATCAGGATGTAGCAAATCACAGGTTGGAATCCTGTGTTCAATCAGTTCATTAAGATTAAGTCTAATCTCATAGTCACGATAGACTGGCATCTCTTTCACCCTCCATTTGAGTAATCAAGTATTCATAGTGCCTAAACATTCTGTCACCAGCAATGAATGCACGTTGACGTTTCCATAAGGCATCTATAATTAATTTATAATCTTCTTGAGTGAAGGTTGCTGTGGTCATTTAATCATCTCCATTGCTTGTGATAGTTCTTGAGCATGTTTGATCTCATCATCTTTTATTCTAATGATATCTTGATCATTTGGATACCTTGTTAGGTATTCCTCATATGTATGTGCAGCGTGCCACTCCACTCTTTCATTTAGGTCATAAGCAGAAATAGGAAATAACCCGTAATAAACCACCATAATCCAATAGTAGATAAGGACGAGAGATTTGGCAAAGATGCGATCAATCCAATAATCAGCACCACCCCTACTCTCCATATGTTCAAGATGTTCTGTTTCGTTAAGTGTTTGTCCAAAATGCTCCTCCATTAGTTTCAAATGAATCGGACCTCGTAACCCCATCGACTCTCTGAAGTGTAAGACACTCAAAAACGCAAAATAGGGTGCCCGAGCTATTTCCTCAAGCACCCAAAATCGTTGAAAGTCTCTGCCACGATATAGAAAATCGATGATTGCTACCGTAATGTTTAAAACGACAGTATTAATCAGTTTCATACCGCAATATATCTCCTCCTTAATTTACATGTACTGTTCCAATCATGCCTGCACCTTTATGAGGACCACACCAGAAAGTATAGTCACCAGACTCAGGGAATGCAACATCAAACTCTTCACCAGGCATCATTGCTAATGCTTCGTGAGAAAGCTCGTCATGACCCTCCACAACAACATTGTGTGGTGGAAGCATGTTATTTACAAAGTGAACTGAGTCGCCTGCATTGATTGTAATCTCTGATGGTTCAAATACAAGATTACCATCGTAACCCATTTGAACGTCTGCTGCGTATGCGATACTAGGACCCAATGCAATCCCAATAAAGATAAATGTCAGTAAGAGTAATCTTCTTAGTAGTTTCATGTATCCTCTCAAAATACATAACTACTTATAATCTTAATTAAGGGTTTATACTTAGTCCTGTTCGGGTTTCCTGTTATTTCTGTCGAATTCTTGCATCAAACCGTCAATCATTCCACGACGATATTCCCATGTCTGACCACTATCAGATCCTTTACATGGATTGATACATCTTTCATCACCATAATTATTACATACTAGACCTGCAAGATCATGAGGACACCCTTCTTTACCAGTTGACCAGAAGAGTTGTCCTCCCATCCATTTCGCATCACACTGGGGACACACCTTAGTGGAGAAGTCCATACGTTGTTAGTCGAAGATCTATTGTCTATTATATATCAACAATTCCAAGCACGCAAGGATTTGCTCAATCTATCTTCACCTGTGTTATTTGATGGTTTCTGTCTCTTTCTCATACCTTTCATTCTTGCACAGAAGGATGCCCGTCTGGGATTTCCAACCTTCTTTGAAGGTGCTTTAAGGTC